GTTGGCAATCTGAACAGTGTTATAGATCTTCTGTTCAGCCTGCCGGACCAGCATAGCCATTTGAGCATCAGTGAAAGTATTCTCAATGATGTCTTCAACATTTGCTGCTAACTCTGTGTACTGCATAGCTTACGCCATCGGCCCCCGAGCCATTACACCTTTAGTTGCAGCGCCCGTTCCACGAATCTTGATACCGGAAGTTTTGACATTCTTTTCCGGATATCCCGAGTTCTTAAGATCTACCTTGGGCGCCGGTTTTGGCTGAAGTTCATTCTTCTTCATATTAGACCCCAGACATGCGAGTGCGCCGCATGGGCTTCATCTGATTGGCAACTTTGGCAAGATTACGCCCTAGTTGTTTCATCTGAAGATTGGTCTTGCCACCTTTGGCAAACTTCGTAGGCTTTTTACCAGGGTGCATGTTGGCTTCATGCTTGTGCACCGCTTTCTTTGCGTCCATGTTGACTCCTAAGTCGTCACTACCGTTACTGTACCAACAGACGTAATCGCCACCAAGTAGTTTGGCGTCAAGCCTGCGTCGGTGCTACTTGCTCCACCTACCGGATTCCATCCCCACTGGATTTCACGAGAGCCGCCTGTCAGATTGCCCGCGGCGTTTACTCCAGCAGTCACATATGTCGTGTCTCGGCGCGGGTTCCTAAGCGCCTGGGGATCGTCCACCGGATACATGCCTAGCTGCAACTGCGGCTGATCTGGGTCCCAGCAGGACTGGCAAACAAGAATGTTTACCTTTTTCGTCTTGATAACCAGTTCGCTAAGGTTGCGCAGCTTGAAGCGAAAGCCGCACCTATCGCACATGGCGATGGCAATTTTGCCACTTGCGAACTTGTTACCCATTACGCACCGCTACCTATGAACTGGCGGCGGGGCACAAACCTCACCGCAGCCTTCTCGCGATCTTCCCCGGCAGCTAAGTTGAACTGTTCGTCATACTGCGCCTTGAGCATCTCAACTCGCCCCATCAGCTCCGGCACTTTGCTCGCGATGTAATACGCAAGACCAGCGGTAAGCGCCGGAAGAAAGCGAAAGTTCAGGTCGCCCGTCTCGATACCGTTGCCGGCATCCTGCACCCGCCGCATACGCCAGTAAGCAAACTGATACGTTTGCGAGTTATCAGGCGTCAGCCAAACCGTGACGGAAGGAAGATTAGGGTTGTACACCGCGGTGCCGCTAGAGTGCAAAGCGTCGGTCGTGTTGTTCTGCCCGCGGAACACGCCCATCAGCGTGTTGCCACTGATGTATTGATAAAAGATGTCTTCCGCGTCAACCCGGATAAAGCCATAGGCTGGAAGCCCAACCACGGTATTCAAAGGAATACTCGTTGCTCCTGCTAACAAGCTCCCGTTAAGCGTAGACGATGTTGGAGATACCGCCCCCGATAAACGATTAACCAGCACCTGAATTGGTCGCCCTTGAGCAAGCTTGTTCGGGATGGTTGCGTATGTCGATACGCTGATCCGAGTGATGCTTAGGTCGGCTTGCGTAGATGATGTGTTTTGCCCAGTACGGATTACGTGCTCGAGCAGATCAATCGTATCCAGCGGCAGCGCATACGTGTTAAGGCCAGGAGTCAGGGTAATGATCCCCGGCTCAATCGTCCACATGTTAATGCCACGGTTCTGCCACTCGATAGTGAGCAGGTTCATCGACCGCCGTGCAGTGCGCAGGTCATAGCCAGAACGCATCTCGCGCCCAGCTCGCTCCCACGCCTCTTCGGCAATATCGGTGAACTCGAGGTTAAACGCCGTGGTGCCAGAGGTGGTCATCTAAATCTCGCAGTCTTCTGGGCTATGCCTTTGGGTTGAGCTACAAACTGCTTACCCTTTGCTTTTCCGGCTCGTTTTGCTTTGGTCGTTGCCGCATACTCAGCAGGACTCAAGGACTTAATCGCTGCCTCTGGCAGATACCGCTCACCTGTCTTGGAGGACGGTTTGCCAGACTTAGTGCGCCAACGCTGCTGGGTCCAGTCCTTGAGCGATTGCTGCGAGGGTTTCAATCAAAATCCTCTGCTGTTAGTCCAGCCTCTTCAAAATCCAATTCATCACGAACCTCGTCGGTGCCGCAAGTACAAGGTCCGTCTTGCCAAAGCGCGCAATCTTGTGCGTGTTTATCCACGATAATTTCCGCCCTTTTCTTTGTACTTCTTGGCTAGCAACTGTGCTTTACGGGCTGACCATTGTCCAGCTGCGGTACCTTGGGTTGCCTGCCCTTTGATCTGTTCAAAGAGCTTCTTTCGCATACCAGGATTGGTGTAGTTGCCAGCTTCGTTCACGCGGCTGACTTTTCCGCCTTCTGCATACTCGTAGAATGCAGTATCGTCTCGCCGTTGCTTGCGCTTGGGCTTTGGCATTTTGCTTGGGCTAATAGCGCCCATGCCGCGAGAAGACATCATACGAATCTTCCTTTGGTCTTACCGCGTTGAGCGATGCCGTCAGCTTTGCGCACAAAGCCCCCAGAAGCATACCCTTCTCTGGCTCCGCTTCTTAAAGCGCGTTCACGGTCAGTCTTAACTCTACGCTCTTCGCGTTCTTCGTCTGACTTTTCACGAGCGCTTTTCATGGCCCGTGCTACATCTTGCTCGATCAGTTCACGTTCTGCTTCGTCCGACAATTCAACGCGGCCAGGCGATACAGCGCCGCGGCGCATCAACGACCCAACTCCGCTGCCTTCGATCATGCGCTCAGCGGCTTCTCCAACTTTCGGATTGCGGCGATCAAGTTCTCGGCCAGCCGCTTCTCCCACTTCCGCTGCAGCCCCCAGGGCACCGGCTCGACCTAAAGACCGTAGAGCTGCCCTCCCTCCCGCTTCTTGCTGCCTAAGACGATTAGCAGGGCTTGCTGCAGTAGGACTCAGCCCACGACCAACGCGCCGCATATCAGCGGCTTGGGAAGCCTCAACATCCTCAAGCAAATTTGGCGTCAAATCCTCAGCGTTCGTTTGATTTGGCGAACGGTAAGGGTAATTCGGCTTGGCAGGCTTATTGAGGCGGCCCATTTAAATCATCCTTCCTTTGGTTTTGCCGCGCTGGGCACAACCGTCTGCACGCTTGGACGCAGAGCTTACGGAGCCTCCAGCAGCAAAGCCACGGCGCATTGAGCGCGGAGCAGCTTCTTCGTAGGCTTTATCCATTTTTGCGCGTTGCTTTTCTTCGTTGACCTGCTCCATCATGCGGCGCGTTTGCTCCGGGGTAGGAGTCAGATCTTCTTCGTCGGTTTTTACCGCCCGATCAACCGGCGGGACCATACGCTGCGGGCGGGGTTTTTGCATTTTGTCCATGTCAGCACTTCCCGCCACGCATCATTTTGACCTGTTCACCTTTGGTCTTGCCTTTCTTAGCAATACCGTCAGCAGCTTTGTGGCCTGGGGAAAGCCCGCCGGCTTTGTAGGCCATGCCGCCGCCCATCATCTTCTTGGCCATGCCCCCAGCCTTCATCTTGCCTTCGCCATCGGCGGCAAAAGCAGGAACTTTCTTCCCGTCTTTCATAACCATCGGCATACCGCCAGAAGCGTAGCCACCCTTCTTCATGCCTTTGGCTTCCGCCATCTCATGCTTAATCATGGACTTGGGAGCGCCTTTCTTTTTCATAAAGGCAATCTCTTTTCCCATCATAGCTTTCGATTCTTTCATTTCGCCACCTTGGTTGAATTTACGGCCCTTATCGGCCTGCATGAATTCCTTGCCAACCTTTTGTGGGATGCCAAGGCGTTTAGAAGCTGCGGGATCATTGGCTACAAGAGCCATGAGATTATGCTGAGCCTGGGTCTTGGAAGGCATTTAACCACCAAATAGCCGTTTAACGCCGAGCGTCAATGCACTGCCAAACGCGCCGGCAATAGCCATTACCACCCAAATGCCCCCTTTGGTTTGGTCGATGGTCTCTTTCATCATCTTCATATCTTGACGCAGAAGATGAATCTCTTTCATAAGATTGCGAACATCGGCCTCAAGAGCGCCAAACTCTTTAGGATCTACATCAGACATAGTCAGCACTTCCATGCTCTCAGACTTTTGTTAATCCTGCTGTTCGGGTCATTCGCGGTCTTCGCGGAAGTCAGCTTCTTCTTCATCCCGGTCATCCTGGCGCAGAATGACTTTTTCCTTGATCCACCTTCCGGCTGCGGGGCCTTGAGCCCCGGTTTCCCAGGATTGGCCTTGTTGTAGCTGGCGCGCCCTTTGGCATTCAAACCACCAGAGGGATTCTTGCCTTCTTTGCGCTGCCATGCTGGCGTCTTCATGCTTACCCGCAAATGATCGTACAGAACGTCACATTGGTAAGGGTAACTACGCAGTAGTCTTGATTGCTGCCAAGCGTAGTCAAGATACCCTCTGCTGCCATGTACAAACTATTTGCCGCCGTCGTCGAAGCCGGGGTGTTAATTTGTAGCCGCAACGCACTGGCAAGATCATTGGTGTTGAACTTGACCGAGCCCGCACTACTAGTACCAACGTAGTACAGGCCTTTGATACGGGTCCGGGGGAGAGCCAAACTGCCCGTCGTGCCAATCTTGACGTTACCCGCTGACGCGCCGCTAGCCGTGATGGAATCAACACGAGCGTAGTAGTTTGTCGAGGTAACCGTCGTGGCATTAGGCCCAGTCAACGTTTCGCTGACAACCGTGTTGGTCAGGTCGCCCACCTTGATGCCAGTAATGGTAAACGTAATACCTGAGTCATCACCAGCAGAAGTGATGATGACTTTGTACCCGTAACCGTTAGGCCCGACCGTGTTAGCAAGTAGAAATAGAGAACCGGCGCCTGCAATAGACGCATTCGCCCGATAATAGGCATCGTCCGTCGCAGGCGTTACTGCCCATACGTCATATTGCATGACGGACTCCTATTACTGGTCAGCAAACGCAGGAGCAGTTGCACCAGTGACGCTACCCCACACCTGCCAGTTAGTTCCGTTAATCGCCAGAACGTTAATCTGCGCAGCAGCCGGGA